GCACGAAACGTACTGGTTTAGATTTTGATTCGTGGATTAACGAGATTGAGGCTTTGGAGTTGGGTAACCAGGCTGATGCCGTGATCGTCCCTTTGGAGATCAGTCAGCCCATTGGATGATTGCTTACTTGTCTGTTGAGACAGGTATTGCACCTTCGGTGTTGCTGGCAGAAGACCCTCGAATGATTTTCACGATGTTCGCTTATTTGCGTTGGAGAGCAATTCATCTAGGCAAGTAGTCTTGCAGTATGGCGCAAGCATTTGGTAGAGCAGGACAGGTCAGCATTACTGCTGGAAACGATTCTGTACAAATCATTGGTATTGCAGAATTTTTGCGTGATGCTTCAAAGGCTTATCCTGATTTCAATAATGAAATGCGTAAGGCTGCTGAACAAGTGGCACAGAATTTGTTGGATAAAGCTAAAGCAGAAGCTGGGACTGTGACTCGTAGCCGTCAGGCTGTTGAAGTTATGAAGGGCATGAGCGCAAGCCGAGATCGCATCCCGACTATCAAGCTTAAAGAAAACTCTCCATTCCAATCAAAATCAAGCAAATTCTCTTCTTCATACAACATCAAAACAAAGCGAAGAGTCAAGCGTAAAGTCACCAGAGGTGATGTATTTTTTGGTGCCGAATTTGGTGGTGGATCTAGACCAACAACCAAACAATTTTTAAGGCATCGTGGTCGTTCCGGTTATTTCTTTTGGCCTACTGTCCGTAAAGAAAAACAAAATATTGCTAACGAATATCTCAATGCCATTGACCGAGTTTTAGCCAAATTGTCTGATGACAAAGCTGCTGCTACTAAAGCCCGTACTGAGGCTGGCGGTGTTTACAACATGACTGACAAGGGCTTGGTTTTCGTCAAAGATTAGCCTTAAAAGATAATGCTTGACTTTGGCTGAGGTTCCTGTACCCTTCTAGGAGGAGGGGTTATGGCTGTTCTATTTAAGGATGTGAAGTCTATTTATCCGAAGCCTTTGGCTTCGTCGTGGCTGCAACTCAAGGAGTTGTTGTCATTCCATGAGGAGAACGCTGAGAAGGCTTCTGGGTCGTTGTGGTCGCCTGTTGAGTATGACGCTGGAACGACTAGAGGCAACCGTAATGTTCGCTTTGTTGAGGCGTTAGTTGTGGACATGGACAGCGAAGCCTTTGACAATGCTCAACTAGAGGGTTTGGAATGGTTCGCTTATTCGACGTATTCGCATCGCTTGGATGATCCTCACTATCACCTGGTCTTGCCGTTAGCGGAGAAGGTGCCTGCGTCGTTGTGGCGGGTGGTGTGGGCTGAGTTGCATGAGCGTATCGGTTTGGTTGGTGACCCTCAGACTAAAGACCCTGCACGAATTTTCTATCTCCCTCAACACGCACCAGATCAGCCGTTTGAGTTCCATGAAGGTCACGGTGAGTTGTTGGATTCATCATTCACACTCGATGTCCAGGTTGCTTCTAATCCTGTAGCACCACGCGCAAAGCAAGCACGTCAGCCACGTCAGCATCGTGCTGGTGCAGAGATATTGAGTGAGGCTTGGTGGAATGCTCCTGTAGATATTTCTCGCTGGGATGGTCTATCAGGGAAAGACTTATATTCAGCAATGTTGAAAGAGTTCAGGGCTTTGCGAAATGGGTTGTCGGTTATTGAGTAGAATCGGCGCATGGCTGGTGAGCGCACGTTCGTTGTTAAATTCATTTCTGACACACTTGGATTCAACAAAGGAATCAAGAAAGTCAGCGATGATGTAAACGGCATAGGTGGAAAACTTAAAACCCTTGTCCCATCCTTCCGCACCCTTGCTGTAGCCGGTACCGCAGCGTTCGGTGCTATTGCTGCTAGTTCAATCAAACTTGTTGATATGGCTTCCAATTTGGAAGAATCCCAATCTAAAGTAAATACAGTTTTTGGTGCTTCGGCAAAGGTTGTCAACGATTTCGCTAAGCAATCTGCTGTTTCATTTGGTATCACCAAACAATCCGCTTTAGAAGCTGCTGGAACTTTTGGTAACTTAATTCAAGCTTTTGGTATTGGCAAAGGTCAAGCTGCTGAGATGAGCACAACATTGCTTGGTTTGGCTGCAGACTTGGCTTCATTCAATAACACAAATATTGAAGAAGCAATCCAAGCATTACGCTCCGGCTTATCTGGAGAAGCTGAACCTTTGAAGCGGTTTGGTGTCGCCATCAACGATGTTCGACTCAAGCAGGAAGCGATGAACCTTGGCCTATACGACGGCAAAGGCGCATTGGACATTACTGCCAAAACGCAAGCATCGTATGCCCTTATCCTTAAAGATACTGCGTTAGCTCAAGGCGACTTTGAAAGAACCTCTGGTGGTTTCGCCAACCAGATGCGTATTCTCAAAGCATCGTTGAGTGACGCTGCAACTGAAATAGGTTTAGTTCTTCTTCCATACTTCAAAAACTTTGTTTCAACAATGAATCAAACTGTGGTTCCAGCAATCAAAATATTTGCTGAGAATGTAAAAGAAAAAGGCATCTCTGGCGCGTTAGCTATGGCAACAGCACAAATGGGGGAATTTGGAATAACAGCAATCAATGTTATTGAATCCGCATATTTGTCGCTTGTTTCATTTACACATGAGATTGCTAAAACTGTTCGTATTATTGCTGACGGTGCTGCTCTTGCTTATGGTTTGAAGGGGAACCTAGTTGGTGCTGCAAAATCTTTAGCTGTTGCCGTTGCAATGAAGGAAATCCAGTTCGCTACTGAGGATGCTTTGGCTAATGCTGGAGCAATGTTTGATGGATTTAGACGGCAAGTTTATTTGGCTTCAGTCGAATTGGCCAATTTTGGTAAACCACCAAAAGACATTTCTGACTCTCTTGACCGTATGAGCCAGTCAACTCGTTCAGCTTCTTTGGCAGCAACAGGGTTAATTCCAAAAGCCATCAATCTTGGTGGAGGTGTCAAAAAAGCTGATGATGCAATTAAAAAAGCAACCGACAATATGAAGGAATATAGTGATTCATTGAAGTCTGCTACTTCTGCACAGAAGTCGCTTGACTCTGCAACTAAATCATCAACGTCTGCAAAGAAGTCTAGGAATGAGGCTGATGCTGCGTTGGCTGAGGCTCAAGCGAAGTTTGACAAGATTTCGCAGGGTTATGGTGCTGGTTCACCAGAGGCTATTGCAGCTCAGAAGGCTTTAGATAAAGCTAAGCGTGACCAGGAACGGGCAACGTATGCAGTTGAAGAAGCGATCTATTCTGTTGCTGATGCTGAGATGAATTTGATGACGGTTCGTAAAGACCCTGAGTCGTCACCTATGGATGTTCGTCGAGCAGAGTTGAATTTGGCTGAGGCAAAGTTGTCGGTAGTTGATGCTACCGATGCACAGACTTCTTCAACCAAGGATTTGAACGATCAGCAACAGATTTTGAATGACACGATTTATGGTGCGACTATTGGTTCAGCGATCTATACGGAGTATCAGGATGCGTTGACAACGGCTAAGGAGCGTCAGGCTGAGGCGATTGATGCTGTGACTACAGCGTTGGAGAATGAGGCTGAGGCTTTACAGAATTTGAAGACTGCACAAGAAGCCTTTTATGGTGCGCGTTCTGCTTATTCTGGGACATCTGCTTCTGCTGGTATGCCAGAGTTCATTCAACCTAACGACCCTCGATACAACCTTGGTGCCGGTGCAAATAAGGTTTCTTCACAGTCAGCACCAACAATCATCATTAACGCTGCGATAGCCGATGCTGGTGTACCAGCGTTGATTGTGGATTATTTGAAGCAATACAACGCTACGGTTGGAACGATTCCAGTTAGGACAAAATAGTTGTGGCTGTTGTTGTCCCTAACTGCGGAACGTACATGGTTGAGATGGACTATGGTGCGACGACAAACGCATTTCGTTTAGATGATGCAGCTGCTGGCGTATTAGGTTCAACGCTGTATGTGCTTGGTGGATCACCTTTATTTGTTGATGTGACATCGTACGTGAAATCTGTTTCTATTGATCGTGGTCGTCAAAATAAATATCGTGAAATTAGTGGTCAGGCTAGTAATGCAACAATTGTTTTAGAAGATCGTGACTGGTATTTTTCTTTAGTGAATACTGCATCACCGTATTACAATTCAACGCAAGGACGACTTGGATTTGAATTGAATTCAAACGTGCGTGTTAGTCGTAATGGAACATATCTTTTCGTAGGTATTATTTCTCAATATAATCAGGCCATTGAAAAGCCAAACCGATCAGTAGTAACAGTTACTTGCTCAGACAAACTATTCACAATGAATAACATTGTTGTCACAAACTTCACGCCTGCAGTTCAATACTCTGGTGCTCGAATCGGAACAGTTTTGAATAATGCTGGTTTATTTGCTCAAGCAGGCGATCGAGATATTGATACTGGTATTGCGAAACTTGGAACCGCACCGATTGACCAATCAGCTACAGTACTTGAATATCTACAACGAATAAATGTTGCAGAAATGGGACGCATATTTATTAAAGCAAACGGTGCATTCGCATTTGATCGCCGTCTAACCGGTGACTATCAAGCAATTGAAGCAACACTTGCTGATACTGGCGGAACTGCTATCCCATTTACCGAATTTGAAATTGTGAACAGCTGATATGCCTGGTATCTATTTTGATAAATTCTTAGATTTTATTGGTATAGGACAACTCGCTGACTCGGTTGCAGCACCGTCTTACCAACGCTCCAACGACATCACCACAACAAACTCATCAGTTATCAATAAAGCCATAGTTGCCATCGCCCCACCAGCACCAACAGCAGGCAATCTCAACACCACAATCCAAGCTGCACAATCAATCGCAGCCGAATCTATATCTCAATTTGGAACCCAATCCACAACAGTCGTTGTAACGATTCTTGAAACATTGGATGATGCTAGAGATTTATCATCGTTTATTATTCAACCTGTACCAAAATTTTGGTTCGGCAATATCCGAATCATTATGAACGGGTTGACTCACGCGCAACGAACCACGATCACGAACCTTGATATTGGGTCGCAGATTTCGGTAACAAAAACGTTCCCTAAGTCCACCCCGTCGACGGTGACACAGTTGATGGCTTTGGAAGGGATCAGCCATGACATCAGCCCAGACCGTCACATCGTCACCCTGTACACGAACCCAGCGCGTATCTATACCTATTTTATTTTGGGTACTGATGCGTTAGATGACCAAGCGAAAGCTTTAGGCTAGAGTAGAGGACTATGGCGATTCAGACATTCACTACTGGTCAGACGCTCACCGCAGCTCAAATGACCTCATTGCAGGCCAACGATTACAACTGGACTGTTTCTACACAGACTGCTTCATATGTTTTGGTGGCTGCCGATAAGGGAACCAGAGTTGTGATGAACTCTGCATCAAACACAACAATCACTGTGAACACATCACTATTTACGGCTGGCGATACTTTACAAATCATCAATATTGGTACAGGAACTTGCACAGTTACTGCTGGTACTTGCACAGTTACTACTTCAGGAAGTCTTGCTTTGGGGCAGTGGGGAGGCGGCACACTTTATTTCACGTCGGCCTCAGCCTCCATATTTTTTCCCTCAGGTGGTGTAAGTTACGGAACCGCTACAGGCGGAATTGGTGCACCAACCTCTGTAACTATTAGCGGAACGAATTACCAGTATTTGCAATTTAACGCAACAGGAACATTGACAGTTACCAAAGCAGGATTGTTTGAAATATATCTTTGGGCTGGTGGCGGTGGCGGAGGTCGAGGCGACGCAACAGGTTATGGCGGTGGCGGCGGTGGCGCTGGCGGTTGGCAATTTGTAGAAACATATTTGACTGCTAATACAACAATCACAATTGGCGCTGGTGGTGCAGGTTCAACAACAAATGGTGTTGCAGGTGGCAAAGGATCGGCCTCGGCAATGGCAACCACAGCTGCAGAACCTCAAACCATTATTCCTGGTGGCATGGGTGGAGCAAGTACTGGTGACGTCAACACAACATTGATTGCGTATCCAGGAACATGTGGCGGTGGCGGTGGCCTTGTTTCCACAGCTGGCGTCGGTTTGTTTACAACGATTTCAACATTGTTCGGCTTTAATGGTGGGACAGGGTTCAGCGGAACAACAGCAACAACTGCTGGTGGCGGTGGCGGTGGCACAACAGTTGTCGGATCTAACGCCACATCGTCAAACGGTGGTGCAGGTGGAGCAGGGTTGCAGGTCAACACATTTATCGGCGGTTCATCGCTGTTTAAGGGTGGCGGTGGTGGCGGCGCAGGTAGCGCGTCAGGCGGTGCAGGCGGATCATCTGTCGGCGGTGCTGGTGGAACAACAACTGGAACCGCAGCTGCAGCGAACACAGGCTCAGGCGGTGGCGGTGCGCAAGGTGCAAACAACGCTGGTGCTGGTGGATCAGGCGTCGCTTATATTAGATGGAAGGCCTAAACATGGCACACTTTGCACAAATCAAAAACAACAAAGTCCAACAAGTAATTGTTGTATCTAACGATGACATAGATAATCTGCCATTCCCAGAAAGCGAACCAGTAGGACAAGCCTTTATAGCATCGCTTGGCATTGAAGGCCAATGGTTGCAAACTTCGTACAACGGAAACTTCCGCGAAATTTATGCCGGTATTGGTTATATTTATGACGAGGTTTCGGATTCCTTCGTTGCGCCTGAAATCATTACTTCATAGTCGTTGGCTGATTGCAGCCCCAGCACTTTTAGTTTCGCTATTCAGTTTCGTTCCTTCGGCTGAGGCTGACGGTTTTGGTGGTTGGGTTTATAGTCAGTCTTGTGCTGCTTCTGGGTCTGTTGAAACTATTGCTAATGGGGTGGTGTTGCATGGTGCTGATAATGGTGGGTGTTCTGGTCAGTCTCATTGGGTGAAGATTGAGGCCACGATTCCTGCTGGTGTTAACACGGTTGATTTTGATTGGGCTTATCAAACTAATGATGGTGCTTGGTATGACCCGCCTCAGTATGCGGTGAATGGGAACTACATCCAGTTGACGATGTTGAACAATGATGCTGGTTCTAAATCGGTGCCGGTGGTTGAAGGGGATGTGTTTACGTTCCGTCAGTATTCGGTTGATACGTGTTGTCAGCCAGGGAATCTGACGATAACGAATGTGTCGTTGTGGGTTCAGTCTGTTACGACAACAACACAACAACAATCAGCAGCAGCCCTAACGACCACGATGCCAGAGTCCACCACATCTACTCTCTCCCCATCAACCACAATGGGAGAACTACAAACAACAACAACAGTCCAAGAAAATATCGCATCAACTACCAGCTCCTCAACAACGACTTCAACGACAACGACATCTACTACCACAACCTCAACGACGACGACCACGACCTCGACTGTGCCTGTGACGCTTTATATACCGCCAACCACAACAACCGAACCGTCAACAACGACAACAGAACCCATACCGGAGCCTCAGTCAACCACAACCACGACAGTTGCAGAAGTGACCACAACGACCGAGAATGTGACCACAACATCGGAACAGCCTACCCCCACAACCATCCCAGAGAACCCCACCACAAGCGTCCTAAGCCCCCCAGACGAGGCTAAACCTGCACTCAGCAACCAAGAGCTAGTAGCCGTCCTAGACGCGCTGGGAACGGCTGACAAGGCTGAGGTGCAAGCATTAGTTACACAGGTGTTGGAAAAGGATTTGGATACCAGCCAAGCAGCCTCACTCGTATCCAGCCCAACAGTTCTTGCCAGCGTGACGAGTGAGCAGGCTGTGGCATTGTTTGAAGAAATCAGTCCAACGGAGTTGAGTCCGGCTGAGGCTGAGGCTGTGGTTGAAGCTGTGCAATCGGCACCTTCGTCTGTGCGTAAAGCGTTCGAATCTGTACTCAATATCTTTCAAGGTTTCGCTGACTCCTATGTCCCACTCAACTCAACGGTGCCGGTGAAAACTCGTCGTGCGTTGATTGCGCTATCTGCTGTATTCTTGACCGTAGCCCCTGCACCTAGTCGAAGGAATAAGTGATGAAGTTTTGGGGTGAGTTCCATGCGTTGATTTGGACTATCGCTGCATCTGTCACAACAATCTTGACGCTATCTGGTGGGCTTCAAAAGATCGTGATCTGGCTCACCATTGCAGCTCTCGTTCTTCACTTCATCGGCGCGTTAAAGAAAGAAGACACAGAATGAAAAAGGTTCAAGACATCGCAGGACGAATCGTCGCAGTATTCCTATCGTCAGCGCTAGCCATCATCGGCGGTAGTGCCGTCATCGCCCCAGACTTGCCTATATACAAGAGTGCAATCCTTGCCGGATTCGCAGCTGTGGCAACCGTTATCCAACGCCTCGCTCAAGCCAGCCTTGACGGTCAGTTGACTGTTGCTGAAATCAACGAAGCATTCGGCGCAAAACCTAAAGCATGAAACCGAACTGGCCTGTTCGGGACATCCATTGGTGCGAGCATCTCAAAGGTAAGAAACCTTCACAGATAACACCTGACATGGTGGTTGCTGTGTCTGCTGGTGGCAAGTTGGAAAAATGTGCTGCTGCTGCATTTGAGGAGATGGCTACCGCTGCGAAGGCTGACGGCATCATCTTAAAGGCCACATCAGCTGGTGACACGTTGCGTTCAATAGCTCAGCAAACCGCAGGATTCTTACAGCGCTATCAAAAGGCACCGATTGCCGGAGCCTCCACAAAGCATTGGAACAACGAGACTTACTATCTCAAGCCTGGGATGGCAATGCTTGCCACCCCATACGATGACCCAGCAAACGACAAAGCGCGTGGCTCACGCCATCTATACGGCATCGCTATCGACATCAAAGACGCGCATGGTGCAACCCTTCAATGGTTACTTGCCAACGAAGTCCGATTTGGTTTCAGCCATGAGGTTCTGGGTGACGCTAACGGTAAAGGTGCTGAGCCTTGGCACATTCGGTACACAGGCGTAAAGGCTTGATGTGGATTGGGGCATCGTCATCGCAGCGTTGGTCACCGCAGTTGGCGGAATCATTACTACGCTTCTGCTGAAAGTGAAGAACGAGAACACCAAAGACCATGCAAGCGTCATGGAAATCTTGCGGAGTGTCGGTGGAAAAGTAGAGAAGATTGATAGTAAGTTGGATGCACACATCGATTGGCATCTCAAGGGGGCATCTAGTGGGCAAATTCCTGTCAGAAATAAAAGGACAGCGAGCAGGTCAAAGTAATCGCATAGACCAAAT